CTAAGTACTTTAGACAAACTCTGTCTTTCTTCAACAGTTTCTCCACCAATAGTGGTTGATTTTGTATTGTTAACAAAATCTGTTTTATAAGTTTTGCGATCGTTTGTTTGAGTCATTGTCATTCTTACGTTATCTTCTTGTTTAACCCAACGCTGTCCGTCATATCTAAATAGTCTGTTTGGCATAAAATCTGTTCTCAAATAAAAGTCGCCTACTGTACTTGCTAATGGGAAAGAACTGCCAAATCCAAACTGTTCACCATTAGGCGGAATACCATCACCAATTAAGTAACCTTGGTATCCAGTTGCCTCTGGAGTTTGATTAACTCTACTAGCATCTAGGTTTCCACTAGCAATACTAGCATCAATAAGTGTTTCGTCAGCACCGACAAGTTCTGGATTGCCCTGTGCATCAACTTGAAGTGTATAAAAACTAGTTGTATCATAACCTGATTTTGCCGCATCTGATTCTGCTTGTTGTATAACTGCATTATTAATCTGCATTTCTTTTTCGTAGGTAGAAAGGACATCACGTAATGTATTTGTACTTCCTTCTTCTGCAGGTAAATCAAGTATGTCTTTAAATTCTTGAGAGTCTACTATTTGTTTTAGTTTTACTCTATATAAATGTGGATACCAAGTTTGTGTAAATCCTTCTGCGGCTCTGTTTACATCTTCTACAACGTAAAAACGTTTTAATGCTACTTGATAATCATTAAGTGCATTTTCGTCTTTTAAATGTGGAAGTTCAAAAACATCACCTGGCATTACTTTTCTGCCTAATGTTTTTACACTATAATTAATAGGAATAGTCATAAACAATGTATCATTGGTTAAAAATAAACCAAATTGACTCATATCAAAGTCAACATCTTGTACATTATAAATTCCACGTATTGTATAAATGTCCGGATCGTACTTACGATCTCTATTCTCCATAAACAACATATCCTGTATGTTAGTTTCTTTTACAGCGTCATAATGAGGCTGTGTAGGAGTAGCATCCTCTTCGTCGGGATTTTTAGGCCCTAAATACTTGTGGACAAATACATCAGTTCCGCCAACAGTAAACATCTCGGTGATGGTTTTGTCGAGGAAATCGTAATCTTTGCCCTTTTCCGGTTTATATAAACTTATTCTTGGCATAACAATAGTATTTATCGTTAGCATAAATACAAGTGGAGACCGAAAAGAATTATGGCAACTTTACAAACACAAAAACAAGAGATTTTCGACTATGTAGAAGCAATGCTTGGCGGAGGCATGGTTGATGTTGAATTAGATCCTAAACATTACGAAATTGCACTTCAAGCGTCGTTGGACAAGTTCCGTCAAAGAAGTGATAATTCTGTTGAAGAGTCATATTCATTCTTAACTACAGTAGTTGATCAAAACGATTACACACTTGATCGTAACATTGTAGAAGTTCGTACAATTTTCCGTAGATCAATAGGGTCAAGAACAGGTGGCGGCGATGGCGGAACATTATTTGAGCCATTCAACTTAGCCTACACAAATACATATTTGTTATCTAGTTCAAATATGGGCGGTCTTGCTACATACAACTTGTTCGCAAGTTACCAAGAACTGGTAGGACGTATGTTTGGTAGTTTTATTGAATTTAATTGGAATACTACTACTAAAAAATTAACACTTTTACAACGTCCACGAGCAGAAGAAGAACTATTACTTTACTGCTACAATCATCGTCCTGATTCAGAATTATTTGCAGACTATCTTGCAAAACAATGGATTAAGGATTATACACTAGCCAAATCAAAATTCATGCTAGGTGAAGCACGTTCAAAATTTGCTACTATTGCTGGCCCACAAGGCGGTAGCACACTTAATGGTGATGCTCTTAAAGCAGAAGCACAAGCAGAAATGGAAAAACTTGAAGAAGATCTTAAAATGAACGTTGCAGGTGGTGTTGGATACGGCTTTACAATTGGTTAAAAACCATTTGACAAACTCCTAACTTTATCATATACTATATACTTCTACTTAGGAGATATAGATGATCATTGGTATTTGTGGTTTAATCGGTTCTGGTAAAGATACTGTAGCACAGCATTTAATTAACAACCATAATTTTGTTAAAATATCTTTTGCAGACAAATTAAAAGACGCTGTTAGTGTTATGTTTAGTTGGGATAGAGAACTACTAGACGGCAAAACAGACGAGTCAAGAGAATGGCGTGAGCAAGAAGATCCTTTTTGGACAGCAGAAACCGGACGCAGTATCACTCCAAGACTAGTACTACAAGAGTTTGGTACAGAATGTATGCGTGAAGGATTCTATGACGGTATTTGGGTCAGTCTAACCAAGCAACATATTCTTAATAATCCTGATACAAACTTTGTTATACCAGATGTACGTTTTCCTAACGAAGCAAAAATGCTTTACGAAATTGAGGGCGAAGTTTGGCGAGTAAAACGAGGCCAAGATCCTATGTGGTTTAGAATATATCAAGATGTAGGTGTTGAGCCTAAAGATGTACACCCTTCAGAATGGGCATGGGCACATACTAAGTTTACTCAAACTATTGAAAATAACGGAACACTAGAACAACTTAGAAGTCAGGTGCAAGATCGCCTTGTTTCCACCGGACGCCTTCTCTCTGCATAGCAATCTGACAGTTTGCACATATAGTTTTAAGATTACTAGGTCGACAGTTTTCTAGGTTACCATCAATGTGGTATACACGTAGTTGTTCTTTATAACTTGCTTTGAATCCGCATTTTTCACAATTTGTTAACTGACGGTATCCGGACTGGTACCATCTTGGCTTCTTAGGCTCTCCATTTCTTAAGCAGGTATCACATTTAGTTCTATAGAATGTTTTACCATTCTTCTTGTAATTAACTGCTACAGGACGCTGTCCACAACTACATAAAGGTCTCATATAGGTATTTATCATACCTTTTTTTGCCCTTTTTTGACTATAATAAAGTATAGAAAAACAATCAATGACATAAATACTATTAACAAACTTATGTTAAGTTCAACAGGAGAGCATAAATGGCAAACTTAGTATCACCAGGTGTACAGGTTTCGGTAATCGACGAAAGTTTTTATACCCCAGCGGAACCGGGTACTACCCCAATGATTTTTGTTGCTACTGCACAAGACAAAGCGAATGCAAGTGGCACAGGTACAGCAAGAGGCACAACGAAAGCAAACGCTGGCGTTCCGTTCTTGCTAACATCACAAAGAGATTTATCCGAGACTTTCGGAGATCCATTATTTTATACAGACAATAACAACAATCCAATTCACGGTTCGGAACTAAATGAATATGGCTTACAAGCGGCTTATTCATACTTAGGTGTTTCAAACAGAGCATGGGTTGTTAGAGCAGACATTGACTTAGGAGAACTCCAAGCATCAGCAACTGCTCCGGCGGCTGATCCAGCAGACGGAACTCATTGGTTCGACACTGGTTCAACTAGATACGGGATCTTTGAATGGAACGGCAACGCTGTAACATCTACAGGCGGACAAACATTTACTAACAAAGTACCTACAGTAATTACAGATGGTACTAAACTTGAAAACTTTAATTCGGGTACTGGCGCAAACGACGGACCAAAATCTTCTGTTGGACAAATTGGTGAATACGCTGTTGTTGCTACTACTACAATTAACAGAGTTTGGTACAAGAATGCAAACGGTACTTGGGTGAAAGTCGGTTCAAGTGCATGGGTTGGTTCATGGCCAACAGCAGTCGGTGACGAAACTAATCCTACATTAACAGGATCATTTGATATTAATGGAAACACAGTAACCGGTGCTGGTACATTGGCAGACCTAGTTTCAAACATTAACGGTAATTCAACACTACAAGCCGCAGGCATTACTGCTAAAGCAACAAACGGATCACTTGAAATTTATTCAACTGGCCCAGACATTTCTTTAGTTGACAATGCTGGCGCATTAGCAGTAGTTGGTTTAACAGAAAAAACTTACTATGCTCCAAAACTTCAAGTTTCAGCACATACTAGTGTTCCTGAATTTAAATCAACTGACACAGAAGCAAGACCAAGTGGATCTGTTTGGTTTAAAACTACAGAGCCTAACAAAGGTGCATTGATTGCTGTAAGAGTGTTTAACGGCGATACAGGGTTATTTGAATCTAAAAACGTTTCAATTTTCCCAGATAACCAAACAGCACTTAAAAACTTAGACTCAACAGGCGGCGGCTTAAATCTTTCAGTTGACAATTACTATGCACAATCAAATGTCACTGAAGAAGCAGATGCAGAGTTTAACTTTAAATTATTCAAACGTGCAAACGCTGGTTCTACTAAAATAGTATCAGATGTGATTACTGCTGGAAAAGTAGCATCAAGCACTTATACATTTACAATTTCAGAGTCTACTACAAACTCAGCAACAATGAGTTCGCCAGTAACAGTACAAGTTGTTGCAACAGGCGCGGCGACAGATGCAGACGAAATTGCAGGACAAATTAACTCAGCAGGTTTAACAAACGTTGTTGCATCAGTTGATGGTTCAAACAAAGTTGTTATTGAACACAACGATGGCGGCGAAATTAGATTTGTTGACACATCAGGTATGTTGGGAAATATGGGATTCACTCCATATGTAAGTGCAACAGAAGGTACTGCTAACTTATATTATGTACCTGGTACTGACAATTCTACAAGTCCTAAAGAGTTTATGGCTTCTAACTGGCAAGTATTAACTTACACTGCTAACGATGACGCACCAAGTGCTTTAGCAAATGATGGTCAACTATGGTACAATTCAGTTGTTGACGAAGTTGATATGCTAATCCACAACGGTACTGATTGGGTAGGTTATCAAAACTATCAATCAGGTAGCGTTAGTTACGCATCTACTTCACCAGAAGGTCCTATTGTTTCAGCAACAGAGCCTACTAAACAGTCAGACGGGTCAGATCTAGTTGAAGGCGATCTTTGGATTTCAACAGCAGACTTAGAAAACTATCCACAAGTTTATCAATACAATTTCACAACTAAGAAATGGGTATTAAGAGATAGTTCAGATCAGTCAACTGATAACGGTGTACTATTTGCAGATGCACGTTACAATACAGCAGGTGCAAACAGTGACGAAGCAGGTGCTATTGTAGATTTATTAACAAGTAACTACTTAGATCCAGACGCTCCAGATCCAGCACTATATCCAAAAGGTATGTTGCTATGGAACCTAAGACGTTCTGGCTTTAACGTTAAAAAGTTTGTACGTAATGCAATTGATACAGCAGAGCGTAACATCCGCGGTACAGACGACGGTGTGTTAATGACAAATTACTATCCACATAGATGGGTAACTGAGTCAGCAAACCAACCAGATGGTTCAGGATCATTTGGTAGAAAAGCACAGCGTAAAGTAGTTGTACAAGGCTTCCAAGCACTTGTTAACTCAAACGACGACATTAGAGATAACGAATCAAGAATCTTTAACTTAATGGCTTGCCCAGGTTACTCAGAACTAATTGGCGAAATGATTTCACTAAACTACGACAGAGGCTTAACAGCATTTGTTATTGGTGACGCTCCATTTAGACTTAAGAGTGATGCAACAACACTTAATAATTGGGCTAATAACGTAGCAGGTGCAGTTGAAGATAACGATGACGGTCTTGTTAGCCGTGATGAATATGTTGGTATCTTTTATCCAAGTTTATTCACAAGTGATAACGCCGGTAACAACGTAGTTGTACCAGCATCACACGGTATCTTAAGAACTATTGCACTAAGTGACAGTGTTTCTTATCCATGGTTTGCACCAGCAGGTACAAGACGTGGTGGTATTACTAACGCTTCAAGTGCAGGTTACATTGATGCTGAAGGCGAGTTTAAAACAGTTGCTCTTAACGAAGGTCAAAGAGACACATTGTACAGCAATGCAGTTAACCCAATTACATTCTTAACTGGTGCTGGACTTGTTAACTATGGTCAAAAGACAAGAGCAAGAAATGCAAGTTCGTTAGATAGAATTAACGTTGCAAGACTAGTAATTTACTTACGTTCACAATTGAACAAACTTGCTAAACCTTATATCTTTGAACCAAACGATAAGATTACAAGGGACGAAATTAAACAGCAAGTTGATAGTTTAATGCTAGAACTTGTAGGACAAAGAGCGTTATATGACTTCTTGGTAGTGTGTGATGAATCAAATAACACACCTTCAAGAATTGACAGAAACGAGTTATATGTAGACATAGCGATTGAACCAGTAAAAGCAGTAGAATTTATTTACATTCCACTAAGACTTAAAAATACTGGCGAGATAGCGGGACTATAATATGATAAATAATATTAATAGGAGCAAATAATGGCAATTTCATCACTCTCAAGATTAACAGTGCCTTTGGACAGCAACGCAAGTTCAAGTTCACAAGGTTTGTTAATGCCGAAACTGCAATACCGCTTTAGGGTATCGCTAGAAAACTTTGGTGTGAGTACCCCAACTACAGAACTTACTAAGCAAGTAGTTGACGTTACTAGACCTAACGTTTCATTCGAACAGATCACCTTAGATGTTTACAACTCAAAAGTATTTTTAGCAGGTAAACATACTTGGGAACCAATCACACTTAACTTACGTGAAGATGTATCCAACAACGTACAAAAACTTGTTGGCGAACAGTTACAGAAACAGTTCGACTTCTTTGAACAGTCAAGTGCGGCTTCGGGTGCAGACTATAAATTCGTTACTAGAATCGAAATTTTAGATGGTGGTAACGGTGCTAACACAGCAACAGTTTTAGAGACTTTTGAATTGTACGGATGTTATCTTGAGAGTGCAAACTACAATCAGTTGGCTTATGCAACTTTATGCTGTAACTGTAGCACTTACAATCAGATACGACAACGCAATTCAAACACCACAAGGTACTGGTATTGGTACTGCTGTAGGCAGAACTGTAAATACTCTAGTTACCGGCGGCGGCGCATAATTAGTATCACAACAAAATTAAAGGGCGGCTTAGGTCGCCCTTTTTTATTATCTGCCCATATAATCATATAGATAAATATTAGTATGGCTAGTATTAAAGGTTTTCTCGACAACTTAACAAGCGGAGCACTAAGTCCGAAAGGTAATCTCGGAGATTGGCAACACGCGGCTAGATTATATGTAGACGATGCATTTAAGTATGCTCCTAAGAATAAGTTTTTATACCATGTCGCATTTTCAATTAATCCAAATGCGTCTGCAATTATTCCACAGTTAACACAGAAGCATAGTAACACTATTAATATGCTTGTTAAGAGTGTTGACTTACCTAAGTTTGATATTACAACAGAAGTGAAACACGCATATAATAGAAAACGTGTCTTACAAAAACGTATTGATTATAGTCCTTGTAATATTACATTCCATGATGATAACTACGGTGTAACTACAGCAATGTGGGAAGCCTATTATAGATATTATTATAAAGACGGTAACTATGCGTCAGTTGACCAAGCAGGTCTTCCAGCACCGTCACAAGTTTCAGCATATAACAGAGCAAACATTTACGGAACTGACAAACAAAATAAATTCCGTTATGGTTTTGATAATGACAGTTACGAGCCTTTCTTTAATAGCATTATCGTTTACCAAATGTCAAGAAAACGTTATACAGCGTTTACACTTGTAAATCCGATCATTTCATCGTGGCAACACGATACAATGGATCAATCAACATCAGAACCTGTACAAAGTACAATGTCAATTGAGTTTGAAACTGTTTGGTATTCGAGAGGACCAGTTACAGAAGGATCAGCACCAAAAGGCTTTGCTCAAGAACATTATGACAAGACACCAAGTCCACTAACACTAGAAGGTGGCGGAACGTCTAGCATATTCGGTGTTGGTGGCGTTGCATCAGGCGCGGCTGATGTGTTTAATGATATTACTAGTGGAGATGCATTTAGTTCACCAGGAAGATTACTAGGTACAATTCTTAAAGCAGGTAATCTAGCCAAGAATGTAAAAAGTTTAAGCAAAGAAGGTCTTAGACAAGAAGGATTTCAAATATTAAAAGATGCACTAGGAGATGTTAGTGGAGCACCTGTTGGTGGTGTTGCTAATTCTCTATTTCCTAAAACTGCTGGTACAGGATCATTAAAAGATATTACTAACGCTGTAGCAGGTGTAAGTGCTATTGCCGCAGTACAAAAATTAGCACAATCAACAAGTATATCTGATTTGAAAAATACATTAACTTCTAATCCAGATGCACTTGATAATTTAACTAAGTCTACAACGTTTAAGAAAACACATTTAGCCTCTGGCGGTGATGCAAGTGTTAACGCAATTAACTCTGCGTGGGATAATGCTAGTTCGACATTTAAAGAAGCACAAAATAACGAAACGTTAAATAACTTAGGAAATATTGTTAAAGGTATTGCATAATGAGTGGAAATTTACCAACAGAGAAAAAAAGCAGATATAACGAAGACGGAACTAAACGTTTCTTTAATCAATATTTTACAGGTTTCATTAACTTTCCTTCAAACCAAGTTGATGCTGTAATTGGTTTTTTTGAAAGTAGAGGATTTGAAAAAACATCTGCTATTGCTGTAGGCACAGTCTTAATGCAACAAGCAAAACTAGATGGTGTTAATGTTTTTACATTATTAGACACACTTAAGAAAACAGATACAATACAATTAAGTAATGTAGTTACTGAAGTTCTTAACTATAACCGAGAAAAAATATCAACACTTGGTTATAAAACTTCAGACACAGGAAATAGAACCGAAGCAAGAAACATAGAGGTTTAACATGGCAAAGTTTGCCCAAGGTCGTTACAACCTAAAAAACCCAGACAAGTATGTAGGCAGAAAAACTCCTTTATATAGAAGTAGTTGGGAATTTGCTTTTATGAAGTTTTGTGATGAAAACCCCAACGTTGCTAAATGGGCAAGTGAAGCAGTTAAAATCCCATATCTAAATCCACTAACAGGAAAGCATACAGTTTATGTTCCTGATTTCTTCATAGCATATTCGGATAGAAATGGTAAACAACGAGCAGAAGTAATTGAAGTTAAACCAGATAATCAAACTACTATGGAAAGTGCAGGACGAAATAAGTATAAACAAGCACAAGTTATACTTAATATGGCTAAATGGGAAGCCGCTAGAGCATGGTGTAAAGATAAAGGTATATTCTTTAGGGTAATAACCGAAAAAGACATTTTTCATCAGGGCACACGCAAAGGTTGATAAATAATAGTAGCATTTAATAGGTTTATACTATGACTAAAAAACTAGAAGAATTACTTAATATGCCCGACAGTAAAGAGATTGTCGAAGCAGAAAAGAAAAAGGATAAATCAGAAGCAAAGCAACACGCTATTGTTGAACAAGAAGAAACACAGCGTAGCATTGCTGAACTTGATAAGATTTCTGCGGCATTACCACAAGTAAAAGGTTTAGGTGAATTGGCTGATAAAGAACTTAATGAAGTTGCACAAAAGGCCATGGACGCATACGAAGACCTAATGGATTTAGGTATGAACGTTGAAAGTCGTTATAGTGGTAGGGTATTTGAAGTTGCAGGACAAATGCTTAAAACTAACCTTGATGCTAAAGTTGCTAAATTAGATAAAAAATTAAAGATGGTAGAATTGCAACTTAAGAAGGAAAAATTAGATAAAGAAGGTGGCGAAGACAGCGGCCTAGTAGCAGGCGAAGGATATGTGGTCACAGACCGTAATAGTTTGCTTGAAAAATTAAAAAACATGGATAAATAACATATAAGTAATAGGAACTATTGGATATGAAAAAATACAGCGATTATTTAACCGAAGCATATAACGGTAAAACATACGAATTTAAGATCGGCATTGCCGGCGATAATGAAGGTGTTGCAGAAGCATTAGAAGTTGCACTTAGAAAGTTTGGTGTTACAAACGTAACTCCAGGCAAGAAAACACCTATTCAAGAACGACCTTTAGATTTTCCACAATTACAAAACGAAGAAGTAACCTATTACGAAGCAACAGTAACATATCCAACACATGATGAAGCATTACAAGAATATCTAAGTTACAATGTAAATGTTCCTCGTTCTCATATTATTGTACGTAACATGAATGCAATGCAAGAAGTTTATCAAACAGTAAACAATGAGCCATATGAAACTATGCTTACAAAAGAAGAAATTGAAGCAGAGTCTGCTCAACACGAAGTAGGCAATAACAGAGTAATGGATTTGCTTAAAGAACTTGAAGCAGTTCGCAAAGAAAATACATACAGTCCTATTGCAGAAGTTAAAGCAGACGCAGATCAACAACACATGGATGATGCTGAAAAGGCTAAAAGTCCGATAGGGAGTTAATTATGAAATTCGAAGATATCTATAAAAAGATTGAAGCATTGGACGAAGCATTAAACGAAGCGGCATCGGCCTCAATTAATATGTCCGGCGACACTGCTGAAGATGTTATTCAGTTAATGAAAGCATTAAAAGGCGACACAGGCGCAGATGTTATTAAGCCAGCAATCAAACCTATGGCACCTGTAATGGGACCACCAGAGGACGATATGGCTAAATTACGTGATATTGTTAAAGGTCCTGACATGGATGACAAAGGTCCTGACATGGATGACAAAGACGAACTTAAACCAGGCCTCCAAGATAAACCTTGTCCAATTTGTGGCAAGAACCATTTAGGCAATTCAGGATGTTCAGAAGATTACGAAAACGAACCAGATGAAAAATATCAAGACCATCAATACATGACTAAAGATATGACTGCCGACGGCGGTGACTTTGGTCAAAAGAAATCATATGCTCCAACAAATGGTGCAGACAATCCAATGGCATTAGAAGATGAACTTAGAGCAGAACTAGCGGCTAAATTAAAAGAACATATGTCAGAAGGCAAAGGTTGTGGTTGCAATGACGGTGGCGATTGCCAGTGTGACGGTGACTGCGAAGATTGCTCTTGTAGCAAATAATTATTAATATCAAGCAAACTCAATAGGGCCTACGGGCCCTATTTTTTTCGGTAAATACTTTTACTATGGCAAAGAGTTTAGATGGTGTCTTAACCAAAAAGGCACATATAAAAGAACGTTTCACTGAAGAACAGATTGAAGATCTAGCACGTTGTATGGATCCTAAATCAGGCTATCTACACTTTGCTAGAAAATTTGCATTTATTCAACACCCTGTAAAAGGCAAATTACTATTCGATCCGTTTACATATCAAGTTAGACTTTTAGCAAGTTACCACGATCATCGATTTAATGTTAATATGCTACCACGCCAAACAGGTAAAACTACTTGTGCGGCAGTTTACTTAACGTGGTATGCTATGTTCAATCCTGATCAAACTATTCTTATTGCGGCACACAAGTATAGTGGTGCCCAAGAAATTATGCAACGTATTAGATATGTATATGAATGTTGTCCAGACTATATTAGAGCAGGGGTTACATCATACAACAAAGGATCTTTAGAATTTGAAAATGGATCACGTATTGTAAGTGCTACCACAACAGGCAACACTGGACGAGGTATGTCCATATCATTATTATACTGTGACGAGTTTGCGTTCGTTAATCCAAACATTGCTGACGAATTTTGGACTTCAATATCACCTACACTAGCAACAGGTGGTCGTGCAATTATTACTTCAACACCTAACTCAGACGAAGATACATTTGCTATTATTTGGAAAGAAAGTCAAAAGAAATTTGACGAACATGGAAATGAAAATGCAAATGGTGTTGGACAAAATGGTTTCTTTGGATTTACTGCTAGTTGGGATGAACACCCAGACAGAGACGAAGAATGGCGACAAACAGAAATTGGTCGTATTGGTGAAGAAAGATTTAGACGTGAGTATGGTTGTGAATTCTTAGTTTATGACGAAACACTTATCAACTCAATTAAACTTGCATCAATGGTAGGAAACGATCCTGTAGAGAATATGGGACAAACACGTTGGTACAAAAAAGTTGATCCTAAGATGACTTACTGTATTAGTCTTGACCCTTCAATGGGTACAGGGGGAGACTATGCGGCTATTCAAGTTTTTGAATTACCTAGTTATCAACAAGTTGCAGAATGGCGACATAATATTACACCCATACCTGGACAAATTAGAGTACTACAAGATATTTGTAATTACATATCTCAAATGTCTAAAAGTCCAAACAATAGTAACATATACTGGAGTGTTGAAAATAATGCTATTGGCGAAGCGGCACTTATTGTTATCAACGACATTGGCGAAGAAAACATTCCAGGACTATTTGTGAGCGAACCGATACGAAAAGGTCACGTAAGAAAGTTCCGTAAAGGATTTAATACAACACATCAAACTAAAATTAGTGCTTGTGCTAAATTAAAAAGTATGATTGAAAGCGATACTATGAAAATTAATAGTAAAGCACTTATATCAGAACTAAAAGGATTTGTAGCAAGTGGTACAAGTTATAAAGCAAAACCAGGTGAAACTGACGATTTGGTTAGTGCAACATTGCTCAGTTTGCGTATGATGAAGGTGCTCAAAGACTGGGATCCTAGAGTATATAATACGTTTGCGTCAGATCACGTTGATCAAGACGATTTTGAGCCACCCATGCCAATATTTGTAACCGGCGTTTATTAGATAAATACTAACATGAAGAACTTGGATTTAATTGCTGAAGAATTATTCAATAAAATTAGAGGTCGTTTTCCTAAAGTAACACTAGGGGACGAATCTTCTACGATTACAAATGTGCCTAATAAAGCACGATTTTTTGATTTTGACTTTGTTACAGGATCAAAAGTAAATATAACAGTAGATGAAGATGCATTAACTGTAATGTACAGCAACGATCTTTTAAGTGATGCTGAAAACAGCACAAAAGAAAGTTGGTTTGGTTTTATGAAAGAACTTAGACAGTTTGCAAAAAAGCGTATGCTCAAGTTTGATACAAGAGATATAACAAAAACAAATTTAGATAGACGTGATTACCAATATCTATCAACAAACAGACCCGGAGATGAACAAATGAGTGAAAGTAAGATGTATGGAACTAGCAGAACTAGTTTTCAAGATGTTGGAGAGGCAAGACTAGTAGTCAAGCATAGAAATCCAATTGATCAACAAGCGCCAGCAGGACGCACACAACAAATTGATAGCATTTATATTGAAAGTGCAGATGGCGAAAGATTTAAATATCCTTACAGACATCTAAATGGTGCAAGAGCAATGGCTATGCACGTAAGCGAAGGCGGAAACGCATATGACTCTTTTGGTAAGCACATCGTATCACTCAGCGAAGAACTTAGCAAACTACGTCAATTCAAAACTTACATGAATCGTTCAAGTGTAATGGCTGAGGGTCTAGTCGGTTACTTGGACATTGTTAATGAAAGAATTGAAACTGTTAAAGAAACAATTTTTAAATTACAAAGACAAAATTATTACAAAGAAGCATTTGAATCATTTGAAGAAACTGTAATGGAAGAAGTTCCAGAAGATGTGTCATCTACTTGGATTGATGAATTAACTATCCGTCAGTTCAACGAAGAACTGAAAGGTGTATTCCCTTACATTTATAAACTTGTTAAAGAAGGCAGTAAATCTAAAGTTGTAGGACCTGAGGACTTGTTAGGTGAAACTGAAGAAGAAGAAGTAGCAGTTGAGCAAAATACCGACACAGAAAGATACAGCATGGAAGATGAATATGCTTCACACTTAGACAACGTAGTTACTAACTCAAAACACGAACAAGGTCCAGTACAAGAAGGCGAAAGTGTTGAAGATTTTATGACTAAAATTGCTAACAGCGACGACGGTTATGAATTAATGGATCAAGGTCTAAGAGGAAAACACGGTCCTGAAATTGAAAAAGCATTAATGGATATGTACAATGATGTTTCAACCGATCACGGCTTGCATCCAGATGATGATTTTGAACAAATTCACGATCGTATGATAGACAATATCACAGATGACTATGGCACTAACGAAGGCAACGAGTTTGCACAAAAGGTACAAGCACTAAAAGCAAAAGGTGCTAAACCAGGAACTAAATTCAAAACATCAGATGGTGAAGAACATACACTTGAAGATGCTATTAGATTAGCAGGACTACAAGTTGAAGACTTTTGGACAGCAGAAGAACTAATGGCAGAGAAAGGCGCAGATGACGATACTATGGATGTCAAAATTGACAAAGATGGTGCTATTTCAAAAGCAGATGCTCCGGACGAGTTACACGATAAAGAAGAAGAATTACCTTTAGATGAGTTTATCAAAGGACACTTTGATTATACTACTAACCAATTCCCTAAAGGTGAAACAGCAGTAATGACAGCAGTTGAAAAGAAATATGGTGAAGAATCAATTCGTGATGCTGTTGGCATTATGAAGGAATTGGTAACAGGTCAAGACGAAGAAATGTCAAGAATTAAAACTTTGGCGGGATTGGCCCACTAATTTCACTTTTTTGACAAAGTTTCACTTGACTTTATAAGTATGTTTGTGTATTATGTATATACGTGCTACACAATCTAGGCACTTAACAGCCAAAGGCAATTTTTATAGGAGGCTTAATTATGGCAACATTAGCAGAAATTCGTGCTAAACTAAAAGAACAAGAATCACGCACAGGTGGTTCTAATCAACCAACAGGCGATAACGCCATTTACCCATTTTGGAACTTGAAGGAAGGCGAACAGTCTACTGTACGTTTCTTACCTGATGGTGACCAAGCAAACACTTTCTTTTGGAAAGAGCGTTTGATGATCAAACTACCTTTTGCAGGTGTAAAAGGTGAAACTGATTCACGTCCAGTACAAGTACAAATTCCATGTATGGAAATGTACGGCGAATCTTGTTCAATCTTGAACGAAGTTCGTGGTTGGTTCAAAGATCCAACACTAGAAGACATGGGTCGTAAATATTGGAAGAAGCGTTCATACGTATTCCAAGGGTTTGTAACTGAAAGCGGTCTTACTGAAGACAGTATCCCAGAAAATCCAATCCGTAGATTTATTATTGGTCCACAGATTTTTCAACTTGTTAAATCTGCACTAATGGATCCAGATATGGAAGAACTACCAACAGATTATACTGCTGGCGTAGACTTTAGAATTGTAAAAACTTCTAAAGGCGGATATGCAGACTATTCTACTTCAAACTGGGCTCGTAGAGAGCGTCCGTTAACTGAAGCAGAAGCAACTGCTATTGATACACACGGTTTGTTTAACTTATCAGACTTCTTACCTAAGAAGCCAACTGATGTTGAACTTAAAGTAATGCAGGAAATGTTCCAAGCATCTGTTGATGGTGAAGCATACGATCCAGAACGTTGGAGTCAATACTTCCGTCCATCAGGTATGGCGGCACGTACTGGCGATCCAGTAGCAACTCCTTCAACTCCGGCTTCAACTCCGGTTACTGAAGCACCAGCGGCACCAGTTGCTGAAACAGTTGCAGAGGCGGCGCCTGCTCCACAAGCGGCACCACAAACTGATAATAAAGCGGAAGATATCTTAGCGATGATCCGTTCGCGACAAAATCAGTAATTGCTTAACGAATAGGGATCTTCGGATCCCTATTCACATTGAAGGAGAAGTTAATGGCTAATAAAGCATTTGACGTTTCCAAGTTTCGTAAAAACTTGACTAAATCTATTACGGGTATGAGTGCAGGATTTAATGATCCTACTGATTGGATTAGTACAGGTAACTATGCACTCAACTATCTTGTAAGTGGAGACTTTAATAAAGGTGTACCACTAGGCAAGGTAACTGTTTTTGCAGGTGAGTCTGGTGCAGGTAAATCATATATTTGTGCAGGTAACATTGTAAAGGCGGCACAGGATCAAGGTATCTTTGTTGTACTAATTGATTCAGAAAACGCACTTGATGAAACATGGTTACAGGCGCTTAATGTTGATACAGGCGAAGATAAACTGCTAAAACTTAATATGTCAATGATTGATGATGTTGCTAAGACAGTATCAACATTTATGGCAGACTACAAAGATATGCCGGAGGAAGATCGTCCTAAGGTATTATTTGTAATTGATTCACTAGGTATGTTGTTAACACCAACAGATGTAGACCAGTTTAATAAAGGTGATATGAAAGGTGATATGGGTAGAAAACCTAAGGCACTTACAGCACTTGTTAGAAACTGTGTTAATATGTTTGGTTCGCACAATGTAGGCTTAGTAGCAACTAACCACACATATGCATCGCAAGATATGTTTGATCCAGATGACAAGATTTCAGGCGGTCAAGGCTTTATCTATGCATCATCTATCGTAGTAGCAATGAAGAAATTGAAACTAAAAGAAGATGAAGATGGTAACAAGATCAGTGATGTAAAAGGTATTAGAGCGGCTTGTAAAGTAATGAAAACAAGATATGCTAAACCTTTTGAAGGCGTACAGGTTAAGATTCCTTATGAAACAGGAATGAACCCATACAGCGGTCTTGTTGATTTATTTGAGAAAAAAGGCATTCTTACAAAGGATGGTAATAGACTTAAATATGTTTCATCAACAGGTGAAGAAACTAAAGAGTATCGCAAAGCGTGGGAAGCCGGTGGCGAATTGCTAGACAAAGTCATGATGGACTATAACGAACCAGGTGATGTGGTAACTACAATGGAAGAAGAAATTCCTGTTGAAGAAGTATTACAACCTGAGGAGTAATTTAGTTTATGGACAGTTCACAAATTATCGATACTTGGAATCTTTTTAAAGAACACATTGATAAGAAACACTTAGAAATTGTTGCAGAACGCTTTGTCGATCTAATGGCAGACTACGGTGTATCAGATGATGCTTTTAAAGATTCTTTAGGTAACTGTGATTATCTTGATCATGCAATCAATTATTATCTTGACATTGATGATGATATGGTTGCTGATGATGACGATTGGGATTAATGAATGTGGTACGGTAAAATCTCAAAAAATATCACAGAGATTCCAAATGCTATTCAATATTTTGAAAACGAACTAGCAGAAGCAAAAAAAGAAGTTCGAGTCTATGGTAACATAGAAAAGGCCGCGGCAGAAATGCCCGGCCTTGTCGAACATCGCTTTAATCAATTACAAGAATTAGAAGCAATTCTCGAATACCTCAATATTGAACTACGTAGACTACGCAGTTCTTTCTTCAAGAAATATTTAGAAAACTATCAACGTTCGTTGTCAAGTCGCGATGTTGAAAAGTATGTTGATGGTGAAGCAGACGTTGTTGATATGGAAAAGATCATTAACGAGTTTGCTCTTATGCGTAACAAATGGTTAGGCATTACTAAAGGATTAGATCAAAAACAGTGGCAACTTACTAACATTGTTAAACTACGTGTTGCAGGTATGGAGGATGCATCAGTATGAACGTATCAGAAGAATATAAGCAACAACTAAAACAAACACACGAAAATAAAAATTGGGGTACTACTAGTAATTTGCCTAAACAAGTAGAACTTGCTATTGCCAAATATAATCCTCAATCTATTTTAGACTTTGGTTGCGGTAAAGGACAAATTGTAAATTTATTAAAAGAAAAATATCCACACATGACTGTCTATGGATATGATCCTGCATTTAACGATCAACTTCCAGACAGTGTAGATATGATTATGAGTACAGATGTATTAGAACACGTAGAACCAGATGCACTAGAAGCAACACTAGATGATTTAAATAAACGTTGTAATATAGTACAATATCATTTAATTGCTTGTTTTAAAGCAAAAAAAGTTTTACCCGACGGACGTAATGCACACTTAATTATTAAAACTCCAGACTGGTGGCAAGAAATCATGTACAATAAATTTAATGTTGTTCACGAAGATATTATTGGCTATGTTAAAAAAGGTAAGAAGGGTATTCCTAAGGCAGTGACAAAATACGAATGCTTACTAGAGAAGAAATAAGACTACAGTTTGAAAACAAAACAGTATGCTTGGTAGGAAATTCTGTAAAACTATTTGACAACAAAAACAACGGATCGTTGATTGACAGTTACGATACTGTTTGTAGATTTAACAAAGGAATTTCAAAACTAGGTGATCCTTGTTACGGCAATCGATTTGATGTTTTGTTTTATGCACATTCTAATGTTGTTCCAATGGCATGGCGAACAAATCCAACACAATTTGGTGAAACATATCTTATTCAAACAAGTATTAAAGGGCGTCAGCCAGAAAGACTTTTTAATAAACACAAAAGTTATATTGTACCGATAACTAATCTCAGAGATAGATTAAAATTAATAAAAGGTCAAGAACCTTCTACAGGTATGGTAGCCATTGACTTTGTTCTATCTTTTAATCCAAAGAAAATAGTATTATTTGGTTTTGATTGGAAAAAGAATCCAACGTTTTATGCAAAACCCATTGACGTTGAACCTCACAACTATCAAAACGAAGAACTCTACATTAACAGCCTTAAAAACATAGAAATCCATTAAGTCAGAAACACTAACAAATTAAGTTTAGTGTATTAAATATCATTGATGAAACAGCAACTGATAAATCATATTTTGGATAAATTTCCTGAAACATATGAACTGCAAAAACAATATCGCAGTCATCCTGACTACAGTTTATTAACATTAGAAAACTTTATTCCTAGAGAATTAGTTGCATTATTGGCAAAAGAACTAGACGATATTCCATTAGAAGACTGTAAGCATTTTACAAGAGCAGGTTCTTGTATGTACGAGTTTAATAACACTGATCGTACTCCAATACAAGATGCAGTTATACACGCATTACATAGTTCAACGTTTATCAAATGGTTACAAGAAGTTACTGATACTGTAGATTTAATTCCTGATCCGCATCTAGTTGGCGCAGGATATATGAAGTCATTTGCAGGAGACAGTTTAAAAATACACACAGACTTTAACTGGAATGAGCAAATTCGTTTGCATCGTATGTTAAGTGTTGTAATATATCTTAATGAATATTGGCAAGAAGAATGGGGTGGTCAGTTACAGTTTTACGATACTAAAAGAAACAAAGTACACACTAAAGTTCCTGTAGGTGCAGGTAACTGTGTAATTTGGAACTATAATAATTTTGCCTTCCATGGGTATCCAGACCCAATGACTTGTCCCGAAGGTGTAAGCAGAAAGGGTATTAGGTTGTTCTATTATGTTAGTAATGCCAAACACGACGACAAACATCCTCCGCACAGAAGTTTGTATTGGTATGATGAAAAAACAGGAACACCTTACGATCAGCCATGGAACAAGTAAGTTTTATATTGCCTCCGTTAAACTACAAAAGTTTAACTTGGACTGAAAAAAATAATATAGAATACGAAGGTCGCTCTAAAGAGTTTGAAGAGCAAAATAAACGTTATCATCTAGCAGGCTTTACAAAAGAAAATACAAAGTACAATCAAAGTTTTAAAGTAGGTGTTGATATAATTGCATTTGCTCAAACATTGTTTGACAGATGTACTATCTCAGTAATGTATCAAATGCCAGGACAAACATTACCAAGTCATGTTGATACATTTTATAAAATTTCAAATGAATACGGAGTTGACCCGCAAGACTGTATTCGTGTAAACATTTTCCTTGAAGATTGGAAATCGGGTCATTATTTTGAAATAAATGAAAAACCAGTCTTGCATTGGAAGCGTGGTGATGCTATAATAATAGAAAAAGATGAACCGCATTTAAGTGGAAATTTTGGCATGAGTCCAAAATACACTATGCAAATTACTGGAGTAAAGAATGAATTTAAGAGGTGCTAAACCTGTATCAGATAACAAAGTAAAAGAGTTTATTGAACGTTTAAACCCTGTTGCTGATCTATATAATCCTAAACTACCAGAAGAATTTAAGTACGAATTTGTAGATTGGATTTTATCAAGCGAATTTAATTTTATTAAAGGCATTGAAGAATTTGCTAGTATTAAACTATGCAACGGAACTGTTCAAGCGTTTGACCATTTTTATTACAAACACAAAGAAAAACGTTTTAGATTCTTTAAAGGCGAGTTTATGTATCATCAGGCTTGTCTTAAAAACGGTAGTCAGTTTGAATGGATTAACGATATACCTTTGCGTGAAGGCGATGCACTAATCCTTAGTGTGCCGTTCAGTGATAGAGGTATTCAACACCCTGCTACGGATATGTTACTACGCAATGCAGAACAGTTTGGTATTCCTGTACTACTAGATTTTGCATACTATCCTTGCACTAAAAACATTAACTTAAACCTTAGCGAATATCCTGCTGTTGAAACAATTACATTTAGTATTAGTAAAGCATTCTATGGTGCAGAGTATCTACGTGTAGGTGTGCGCCTTGAAAGAGAGGACACAGATGACGGTATTGACGTGTTCAATTCTGTAGATATGCATAACCGAATTAGTTTAAGTATAGCAAGTAGTTTGATAAAAACTTTCCCTGTAGATTGGAATTGGAAAACATATGCAGATGTTTACAATGCGGTTTGCGAGGAGAAAAATCTAAGACCCACTGATTGTATTATGTTTGGTTTAGGCGGTGATGAATATAAAGAATTTAATCGCGGTGGAGAAGTAAACAGAGTCTGCATTAGTGATTTAATTGGAGAAAAAATAAATGACAGTAGTAAGTAGTCATAATGATTGGGATCCTTTAGAAGAGGTATTTGTAGGTATTGCGGATCATGCACGTATTCCTACAGTAGATAAATCAACACACTCATTTGGTTTTGCTGATTGCAAATGGGAACACATTAAAGATCTCGAAGGACCTAGTCCGGAGTGGGTAATTGATGAAGCAAACGAAGACTTAGATAATTTTGCTAAAGTATTAACAGACCTAGGTGTTAAAGTAAGACGCCCGGAGTCAATTGATCATTCAAAAGAATTTGGATCGCCTGATTGGAAAACAACAGGTTGGTATACATATTGTCCAAGAGATTTATTATTGCCTTTAGATAATCTTATTATCGATTGTCCAGGTGCTATGAGAGCAAGACAGTATGAAACAACAGCGTACAGAGATTTCTTGTATGAAGCAATGGAAGGCGGAACCGAGTGGATTGCGGCACCACGTCCTCGCTTATTAGATGAGAGTTATCAACTTGAAGACTTGAGTATTCCAACTCTTGTAAACAAAGAGATTGTATTTGATGCACCTAACGTAGTGCGTCTTGGAAAAGACTTATTATATCAAGTAAGTAACAGTGGAACTAAACTAGGCTATGAATGGTTGAAAACTATTGTTGAGCCAAGAGGTTACAAACTGCATCTTGCTGAAGGCTTTTATAGTTATTCACACTTTGACAGTACAGTAATTCCTTTAAAGCCAGGCTTAGTATTGTTCAACGGTGATAGAATTCGTCCAGACTTTTATCCTAAAATCTTTGAGAAATGGGATAAGATTTTCTTCCCAGGAGATAAGGTAATTGACATTGGTACGAATTTGCCAAATGGTGTATCGCCTTGCAGTAAGTACATTGGTTTAAACTTTATGAGTGTAAACGAAAACTTGGTAATCTGTGATGAGAATCAAGAAGAACTACGTAAAGAGTTAGACAAACACGGTATTGAATCAATTGGTTTACCTATGCGTCAAGCACGTACATTGTCAGGTGGCTTCCATTGTGTTACTTTAGATACTAAGCGTAAAGGCACACTGGAAAGTTATTTTGACTAATCGCGGCTACCATATACCACATCTCGAATATATGATCACAACCAGTTGCGATCTGGCTTGTCCAGGTTGCGACCGGTTTATTGATTACGGACATCCATTCGTTGAGTCGTTTGATGAAATTGTCAAAAATATGGAAGAGTGGTTTGTTAGATTAGACCCCGACCATGTTACTATCATCGGTGGTGAACCTCTTATACACCCACGCATCTATGATATTTTAAAAGAAGCAAGAAGGATATTTGATCATGCAACTATTGAAATATATACAAACGGTTTTCTATTACCTAAGAGACCTGATTTACTTAAGACACTAAAAAAGATTGGTCATGCTAAAGTAAGTTGTAGTATACACAATAGAGATCCAGAAGTACGTAAACTAATAGAAAAAAATTTATGGGATGCCTTTTATTCTAAAGGATCGTGGACTTATGCTAACGAAGGACAGTATGTACAAGACAATGTAATGGTAGAAGTTACCGATCCAACAACAGGCGGTTGGTATGACTATAGACGAGTAGTTGACGGCCAATTAAAACCGTGGGATGATAGAAACCCAATTGGAAGTTATGGTAAATGTGGTGTTGCTACCTATCCTATTATATACAAAAAGAAATTATATAAGTGTCCACCAATTAGTATGTTGCGTACCCATTTAACAAAAACTAAACAACTAAATGATATTGATTGGTCGCCTTATCTACAATACAAAGGACTTGCTGTAGATTGTTCAGCAAACGAGTTAGAAGAATTTGTAGACAATATTTTTAAACCACACAAGATTTGTGCTATGTGTCCTGCTAATCCCGAACTAAAGCCACAAGAAGAAGCCGTAATTAAAAACGTGAAACTATTATGATAACAGTACCTTTAATTACAATGGACAGTAACTCAAGAAGCCTTGGAACGTTTCTTGACAAGTTTAAAGATATTATTAACTTCGAAAGTTACAATCATAAGATACTTGACGGTGCAGAAAAAGTAGTTGTGTTTTTCGAATATGTAGGTGATAACGAATTTACATTTACACAATTTACAAACTTTTTTAAAAGTTATAATATTCCAACACTGCTTGTAATTGACGATAGTTACGAAGGACTAGCAGATAAAAATTTTATTAAATTAGTTGAACAAACTGTAGATAAAAACCCAGCAATAAAAGATTGGGTTATACTAACCAATAATAAAATTCTCGATACAGAAAATAAAATTCATTTTAATGTCCAGTTATTTTTAGATCGCTACGATGGTATTGATGTTAATAAACACATAGGTACTGACTGGAACGGTAATAGTAATTTACGTCGAAAGAAATTTTTATGTTTAAACAGACAAGAAAGATTGCATAGATTAGAAGTAACTGACTTCTTGCTTGAATACGACATTGCTAAACACACGTATCTTAGTTGTCCTCTTGGTAACTATCAATATGTATTAGACGGTACGTTAGAACAACAAGAACATAGAAAGTATCTTGACAAGTCTTTACAAAATGCAAATCTGTCAGAAGAAACTGTACAAAGATTAAAAGCAAACTTGCCTATTAATTTAGATTTAGATGAAACAACATATAAGTCAATGGCAAGAAACTTACCTGACGGTAGCCAATACTATGCTGAAAGTTATTTTAGTATTATTACTGAAGGCGACTTTGATGATGTCCATAGACAAGCATTTACAGAAAAAGTTTTAAAATGCTTTTTATTCAAACACCCTTTTATTGTTGTAGGCTTACAAGATACACTAAAGCAATTAAGGGAATTAGGATTTATAACTTTTAATAGTGTTATTGATGAAAGTTATGACGAATTATCATTTGCACGTCAGCGTTTAAAAAACGTAAAAGACGAGTTAATAAAACTTAATAGTTTGAATATTCACGAACTGCGTGATATGTATAACGAACTTAAACCTGTGTTAGATTATAATAGACAACATTACCTAAACTTATTTCAACAAAAGCAACCTGTTGAACTCTTACACAAAATTAAGAGTTTTGTAAATGATTAATTATAAATTCTTTGTTAGGCAAGTTTAAATGTTTAACATCGTCTATAATACGTTTCTTAGTAGCAACATCTAACGTAGCAATGTCTAACGGTAACGGATAAGTTAATACGTTAATATACCAACGTGCATCTTTAAATCTTGTACAAAAATCACTTAACTTTCCTAATCCCATATAATTGTTTTTGTGCAGTACAGTATTAAATTCTAAAGTGTAAAAATTTGCACCTACCCAGTCGATAAATTTTACAACATCGGCCCATTTGGTTCCGCTTCTTACTTTTTCAGCAAGTTCGCCTATGCCGTCGATACTTAAAATAAATGTTACATTTTTATAGTTGCTAAGTTCTTCAACTACTTCATCACTAGGTATAAAAGTACCATTGGTATTATAAATTACTTCAACTTTATTTTTATGTTTTACTTGATGTAATAAACGCAAGTGTCTATCTGTAATTAACGGCTCGCCGCCTAAAAATAAAATCTTGTCTATTGTGTCTGGAACATTAGTAACACTATCAATTTCCATTAATTTATTTTTGGCTCGACCGTAAATGTCTTGTTCTTTTACAATCCAACTTGTACTAAACTCTGAGTTACACCCGTCACAAGTTAAGTTACATAGATTATCAAAACCTATTTCTAAAAATTTAAGTTCAACTGAATCTGTATCATATTTTTCGTTAAACTCTTGGCGTAGACTTTTATGCTGAATACTTTCTTCGTAATAACATTTTTCACAACCGGATATGCGTTCGCCAGCAAGGCTTTGTTCTCGTAATTCTTTATATGCTTCTGAATGCAATACGTTGGCTACATCACCATCGAATGTATCAATGGAATATTTAAAACGACAACAAGGATAAACTCTGTTACCACTGCGTATATTAGTATGTTTCCAAAATGCACTACACTTCATAATAGGGAATCCATTTGTCATCTAGGTCTTTTTTAAGACATTTAGTTGCTAAATCTAAAAATGGTTTGTAATCCATTTCCGTTTTATCTTCATTACGCATAGGATCAAACACAAATATATTGTTTCTATCTACAATATCTAAATCATCTGTGTGTATGTTTAAGAACACCGGTTTAGTGGTGTCTAAAACGCATTTTAAAGCGTCTACACTGCACAAGACATAGTCAGAGCACTCAAACATATACTCTAGCATTTCAGACCGCTGTACGGGCATCTTAACCAGGTTTACACGGGCATTTAACCACTGTTCTATATGTTGCTCTAGCACACTATCGCCAAGCGGTAGCATTAGTACATAACTAAATTTATTTTGGTTTGATTGTTCAAATAATCTATCAATTTCTTCTTTTGTCATTTTTTAATAATTTCAAAATCAAACACGATAATGTTTAATGCCTTGTCGCTCAAATTAGGAGTTGTACTAATATCTAAATAGCCAGGTAAGAAATAAATTTCACCCTGTGGCATTGGCAAATATGTTTGCCAACTATTATACGGATTCTTATTTTCAACAGGAATACTATTATAGTAATATTCGCTTACTGGATTATCAACAACTAGTCCACCACTGTTTGGATCGCTTGAAACAAAGTACATACCTGTATAAAAACTTCCAGTATTCTTTTTCTTGGTTAAGCAACCACCCGGTAATACACATTGTATCATCGAACGTGTTATAGCAATGTGTTGACCTTGTTTGATATCTAACTTTTTGAAAACATCTTGACAAAATGCTTTTACTTCATCACTTTCACTAATATGTTTGAATAGATTATTAGTTTGAAAGTTATCCTTACTTTGCCAAGTGTTAACGTGCTGAATGTTTGTATTGTTAGACTGTTTTTGATAGTCTTCAACTACTCTATCAAACAATTTAGATACGTCTTCATGCTTGGAGAACGTGGTATGGAATATACTGTTTACAAATAAATTTAATTGGTCCATGGTAAAATTACTTATTTTGCTTTCAAGAACTGTAGACTGTATTTGGCTTCAAATGTAAATAGAGTTATGAAAATCGTGCTAGTTACAGGTGGATTTGATCCACTCCATTCAGGTCATATCAAATATTTTAAAGCGGCTAAAGAACTAGGGGATATGCTAGTTGTCGGAGTTAACTCTGATGAATGGCTAACACGAAAGAAGGGTAGACCCTTTATGCCTTTCAAAGAAAGAATTGCCATTATCAAAGAACTATCCATTGTTGATAAGGTTATTAGTTTTGATGATCAAGACGACAGTGCTTGTCAAGCAATCTTTCAAACACAGTCAACTAGCGGTATAGACGATCAAATAATTTTCGCCAACGGTGGAGATAGAACAGATAAAAACATTCCTGAAATGGCGATGTTTGATAATGTTAAATTTATTTTCGGAGTAGGCGGTCAAGACAAAGTTAATTCTTCAAGTTGGATATTAGATGAATGGAAGGCTCCAAAGACAGAACGTACTTGGGGTTACTACCGTGTACTACACGAAGTCGAAGGTTGTAAAGTAAAAGAACTTACAGTTGATCCTGGAAAAGAATTATCAATGCAACGACATAAAAGTCGTGCAGAGTATTGGCTAGTTACAGAAGGCAAGTGTGTTGTTAATTCAAAATTAGAATCCGGATATAACATACCTCCAAAGACTTTAGAGAAACACGAAGAATACAAAGTTGATGTTGATGCATGGCATCAATTAACTAATCCTTTTGATACGCCTTGTCGAATAGTTGAAATTCAATATGGAGATAAATGCATAGAAGAGGACATTGAACGCAAATGAAAATATTTGTAGGCTACGACACTAGAGAAGACATTGCTTATCAAGTGTGCAAACACAGTATTATAAGCAGACAATCTAACGCAGAAGTACATCCGTTAAAACAAAACGAGTTAAGAGAAGCAGGTTGGTACACTCGTCCTATCGATACATTGGGTTCAACAGAATTTACTTTTACACGTTTTCTTATTCCAGAACTTACTAACTTTGAAGGTTGGGCATTGTTTATGGATTGTGATATGATCCTTACTACAGATATTAAAGAACTGTTTGATCAAGCAGATGACAAGTATGCAGTCATGTGTGTACAACACGATTACAAAGTTGAAGAAGGGTTCAAGATGGATGGACAGAAGCAAACTGTTTACCCTCGTAAGAATTGGTCAAGTGTTGTGTTATGGAACTGCGGACATCCAAGTAACAAAGTAGTAACTACAGATTTAGTTAACGATGAAAAAACAACAGGAAAATATTTGCATAGGTTTAGTTGGCTTAAAGATGACGAGATTGGTGAACTAGATCACACTTGGAATTATTTGGTTGGAGTATATAAAGATCTTGACAAACCAAACTTAATACACTACACTGAAGGCGGACCATGGTTCGAAAATTATCGTAACGGAGAATTTTCACGCTTATGGAAAGATGAACTTTTTAACATGATGAACAAATAATGAGCCATTGTATTATTACAGACGAAAACGATGCTATTGTTAAATGCTTGATACAGTCATTTAAAGATGTGCATTATTCAGGATTTCAAGACTTTCATAAATTCAATAAAGAAATTCCTGTAGTTCTTAGAGGAATGACTGAACGCAAAGCAATACGAACTGCTGAAAAACAAGGAAGAGATTATTTTTATATTGACACAGGATATATGGGTAATCTAAACAAGCGTAAAAACTGGCATAGAGTTGTAAAGAACAATGTACAAAATATGACGCCGCGTTATGATTTACCAGCAGATAGATTTAATTCGATCGACGATAATAATTTAAGATTTACTGGTTGGAAAAAAATGGACGGAGCAATTCTTGTTGTTACTCCATCGCAAAAGCCTTGTTCGTTTTATGGAATTGACAGAGATGTTTGGGTAGACGAAACTATTAAAGAGTTACGTAAGCACACAGATAGACCTATTCTTATTAGAGATAAAGGACTGCGTAGAGAACGTTTAAATGACAACAGCGTCCCTGCACAACTTGTTAGACAACAAATACATTGTCTAGTAACTTATAATTCTATTGCGGCAACCGAGGCAATAAGTGCAGGAGTACCTGCTATTGCACTTGCTCCGGGAGCGGCTGGAGAGTTATGTACTAAAAAGATTAGTGATATTGAAAATCCTTACTACCCCGATGAAGAAAAAGTTATTGCTTGGCAAAACTGGTTAGCCTACTGCCAATACACGACACAAGAATTAGAAAGCGGTTTCGCATTAGATTTAATAAGAGATTTAGAACTATGTTAACAGTTGCAAGTTATATGAAAGTTATTCCTCCTGGAAATTCAAATCCAGAAAAACCTGCACTACTAAAAAATTATATTGAAGGTGTAAACAAAATGGGTGATAAAGGAATTATATGTAATACATATCATCCTATTGATACTGACGTAGCAGTTATACAAGGGTTTGTTCATGCTAACAGCAAAGATACCCCTCACCTTAAATTACGTAGATTAGTATACGAAAATCAATTGGCTAGAGGAAAACGTTGTATAATTGTTGATAGTAATTTATTTTTAGCATACGACAAAAACAATAGTAAAACATATTTGCGTTATGGCTATGATGGTATATTTGCCAACACCGGAGAATATTGTAATGCTCCTGAATTTGTTCAACCCGAACGTTGGCTACGATTGTCAAAAGATTTAAACATTGAAGTTAAGCCTTGGAAGAAAAGAAACGACGGTCATATTTTAATTGCTTGTCAAAGAGATGGCGGCTGGAGTATGCAAGGACAAGATGTTTTAAAATGGTTGGAACAAACTGTTAAAAGAATTAGAGTAGTGTGTGATGCACCTATTATGGTTAGATTCCATCCAGGTGATAAGCAACGTGATACATATCCACAGCGTATTAAACATTTAGATGTTTTTACAAGTGTGTCGCCAAGTCTATTACACGATTTACAAAACGCAAGAGCATTTGTAGGACATAATAGTAGTCCTGGAATTATTGCCGCAATTGAAGGAGTTCCAGTATTTTTAACAGATGCCGGACGCAGTCAAGCAAAAGAAGTTGCACACACTAATTTTCAAGACCTAGCACACATTAACGAATTTGATAGAGGCCCTTGGTTAGAAAAACTAGCAATGTGCCATTGGAGACTTGAGGAACTTAAAACAGGTGCGTGTTGGGAACATATGAGGAAATTTGTATAATGAGAGTACTAGTTGTAACTACATTTCATAAAGAAGGAATGGAATTATATGGACAACGTTTTATGGATACGTTTTCCAAAAATGTAGATCCTAAAATTGATTTACGTGTATATGCAGAAAATTGTACACCAACAGTTAATGATCCTCATGACCGCATAGGAGTATGGAGTGCTGAAACTGTACTAGATAAACTTCAAGCATTTAAAACAAAATGGAAAAATGTTCCTAAAGCAAATGGAGTGTGTCCTCCAGAAATAAAAGCAAAGCGTCCACGAGACTGGCACAAAGAATTTAAGTGGGACGCTGTAAGATTTGCTAATAAAGTATATGCAGTATTTCATGCCTGTGAAGATGAACAATATGATTTAGTGGTTTGGTTAGATGCCGACACAGTATGCCATAGTGCAATTAGTTATGAAAAGTTTGTAAGTTTTTTCCCTCAAGATACATGGCTAAGTTATTTAGGTAGAGGACACAAATGGCCAGAGTGCGGATTCTATGGACTACACACTAAGTCACTTGCCGCCCAAGAGTTTTTAAAAGAATTTGAACGTGTGTATGAAGATGCCGACAATGGTATTTTCAAAATGGAAGAGTGGCACGACTCTTACGTATTTGATCAAGTACTAAAAGGTATTAGACAAACACATTCAAATATACATGATCTTAGTGGACATTTAGTAAAAGGTGAAGGTCATCCACTGATTAACACTGAACTAGGTGCCTACTTTGATCATTTAAAAGGCGCTCGTAAAAAAGAAGGTATGAGTAGATTAAAAGATTTATTTAGAGTTAGAACAGAAGATTATTGGAAAACTGCCAAATGAGATTTAGTTTATTCACAGACAACGGTGCGTTAAATTCTAAACCCGTGTTTGAAGCATTTGCACAAGGGTGCGGTCAACAAGGTCACGAAGTTGTATATAACGACTACAATGCAGATGTAGCAGTCATATGGAGTGTCCTATGGCATGGCCGTATGCGTCCTAACAAAGCAGTATGGGATCACTTTCGTGGTCAAGGTAAACCTGTAATTGTTTTAGAAGTAGGTGCTTTACACAGAAACATAATGTGGAAAGTAGGTATAAATGGGATCAATAGAGATGCTGATTTTGGCGATAGTGACAATAATAGTAGTAGGGCTGACCAACTCGGACTAAAATTAAAACCATGGCGGGAACAAGAAGGAAGTATTTTAATTTGTACACAACACGATAAAAGTAGACAATGGGAAGGACTTCCGCCTATCAGTAATTGGGTTTTAGAAATTATAGATCATATCCGAAGTCAAACCGAACGCCCAATTATAATTCGTCCTCACCCTAGATGTAAACTAGAAGGTATTCAACACGAGTACCGTAATGTTAGACTTCAACACCCCAAACACATTGACGGAACTTATGATGATTTTGATTTAGAGTTTGATAACATATACGCTGTAGTAAATTGGTCAAGCAATCCTGCTATCCAGGCAGTTATTGAAGGAATACCTGTATATGTAAGTCAGCACAGTCTAGCACACGACGTTGGCAATCCTATATTTGGGGATTATAACAATCCAATCAAGCCTGATAGACAGCAGTGGTTAAATGATTTGGCATACACAGAATGGAGTGTGCCTGAAATAATTCAAGGAATTGCACTAAAACGCTTGACTTCTTTCCTATAATGTCGTATAATGTTATGAATAGTATAGGAAATATCCATGAGCAAATACACTGTAGAAGACTGTTTAGAAATTTTGATTGGGCATCGAAATATTCCTGGTGCCTCATGGCGTGAGCACAAATTCAAGTTATTCCCCGAAAATAGAAAAGTCTTAACTAGTATTGGTACACAGGTATTTCGCGGCAAAGCCTTAACAGAGAAACAACACGAACTAGTTAAAACTCTTTTAGTAGAATGGTATACAGAACAGTTTGCCGAGAATGGCATTACTATTTTAGATCATGTAAATTTAACCCGTGAGCCCTACAGAGTAGTTGACAAGTCGCATTGGATTAAACGAACTACAACAAATGATCAAGACTACATTAGTATTCGTTTTCCGTTTAGCAATGAAGTAATTGATCACATTAATGATCTTAAAAAGAACACAGACAAAGAAGAATATTTTTATAATCAACACCAACACAACTTTCTTTTTAATGAAAAGAATGTTTTTAAATTAATTGATATTGCACTACGATTTAAAACAGAATTTGATATCGATGAGGAAATACTAAGTTACTATCACCAAATAGTAGATATTAAAAATCACGAAGAAGATTATATTCCCGGGGTTTACAACTTCGAATATAAAAATTTACATCCTAGTCTAGAAGAACATCTTTTAGATACGTATGGTAAACCTACTCCTGAAAATATTATTGGGTTATGGGATAAACGTAGACTATACGGACTACACCACTTTGACAATATTGCTGTTGCCAATTATTCAAGTTTAAGTCAAAAAATATTTGCAAGAAGAACTTCTAATATTCATGTAAGAACAAAAGTATGGACAAGCACTCAATTGTTTACAGCAATTTATGAGATGGATAGATTTCCTTTGTTAATTTTATTGAACGAAGAACGTGCGGCCGACGAACTTTCTTTGGTGTATAATGATGTTAAAGGGTTTGTTGACAATAAAGATGTTAGTGTAATGTTTAGATTGGACAATAAGAATGGCAATGAATTTAACCAATTCATCAGGGATAAGGGATTAAATAATAGTATAAGCAATGAAACAAAGATTGTAATTGCTAATCGAAAGAAAATAACAAAGCCTATTTTAAAGTCTAACTGGACTCCTGTCTGTATGTTAACATTTGGACCTTCACGCTTTCCAGGTTACGTAGTAGACGGGTACCTAACACAATTTGATCTCAAGTTATATTACACAGAGGAAGATAGTATCATTTCACAATATTCTAAAAAGAGAGATTATCACGAAGGAATCGAAGCAGTATGAGCAGTTGCAAACTTGTAATTTTAGATGAAGTAAATCTAAAAGTTGAAGGACTTGAAGTAGATGTTCGTAGAAAGATTGCGAACAAACTAAAATTTCAAGTTCCATATGCTCGTTATTTGCCTCAATACAAACTAGGTAGATGGGACGGAACTGTAGGTTTCTTTGGTTTGGGTGGTAGTGGTTATATTAATCACTTAGATGTTATCCTTGAAGTTTTACATCAACAAGGTGTAGAAGTTGCTGACATCGAGGATCATAGACACAAACACGATTTAAGTTTTCCAAATATTACAGAACGCTATTGGGCAGACCAGGGAGTGCGTTGGCCTAAAGGTCATCCAGCAGAAGGCGAAGAAATTATTCTACGTGATTATCAAGTAGAAGCAATTAATAATTTTTTAAAGAATCCACAATCGCTACAGGAAATTGCTACAGGTGCAGGTAAAACAATTACCACAGCAACACTATCACATTTAACAGAAGCATACGGACGCAGTCTTGTAATTGTTCCTAACAAGTCACTTGTTACACAGACAGAAGAAGATTACATCAACTGCGGTTTAGATGTTGGCGTATACTTTGGTGATAGAAAAGAGTTGGGTAAGACACATACTATCTGCACATGGCAATCACTAAACATACTAGACAAACGTAGTAAGAATGGTGAAGATGTATTATCACTAGCAGAGTTTTTAGATGGTGTTAGTACAATTATAGTAGACGAGGTACACCAAGCAAAAGCAGATGTACTTAAAAAATTACTAACACAAAACTTAAAGAATGCACCTATTCGTTGGGGACTAACAGGTACTATACCTAAAGAACAATTTGAATTCCAAAGCATCTTAGCAAGTTTAGGTCCTGTTATAGGTAGCATTACTGCTAAAGAATTACAAGACAAAGGCGTACTATCAGACTGTCACGTTAATGTTGTACAGTTAGTAGACATTGTCGAACATAGAGATTATCAATCAGAATTAAAATACCTCGTAACAAATGACGATCGTATAGAATACATAGGCAAACTTTTAAACACAGTAAAAGACTCAGGCAATACTCTAATACTAGTAGACCGTATTAGTGCAGGCGAAATGTTACAAGAACTAATACCCGGCAGTGTCTTTGTCAAAGGCGATGTTAAATTAAAAGATAGAAAAGAAGCGTATGACGAAATTAATGAAGGTACCAACCATGTTGTTATTGCTACGTACGGTGTGGCTTCTGTCGGTATCAATATCCCTAGGATATTTAATCTGGTGCTTATTGAACCTGGCAAAAGTTTTGTAAGGGTTATTCAATCAATAGGTAGAGGCGTAAGAAAGGCAAAAGACAAAGACTTTGTGCAAATATGGGATATCACAAGTACCTGTAAGTATGCAAAGCGACATCTTACACAACGTAAGAAGTTTTACAAAGAAGCACAGTATCCGTTTACTTTAGAAAAAGTAGATTGGCAATGAGAGGAAAAATATGAACATACTGACACTAGATAATAAAGCATTTTCCTTAAACAATTTGCCTGAACAAATTGAAGAAGATATTAGATTTAGCGTATTAGATAATTCAGATCCAAGTAATCCTGATTTTTATTTTATGCCTTTGATCTTTTTAGAATCTTTTAGTTCTCCAGCGATTGTATTAGAAATCGGAGGAAAAGAAGTAAGTATGCCACTTGACTGGCATATTGCAGTAGGAGATAGTACAAGCGGAAACGATTTGGAAATTCTTCCACTAACATCGATTAATGATAGAGGCTTTGAAGCATTTATTTTTAATCCACTAACAAGTTTTAAACCAGACTTTGCAGATTTAAAAGTTATTAATTTTTATAATGATGTTAAATGGCACGTGCCTAAGAGTAAGAACGGACAACTACTAAGTGTTCCTATTACCGAAGGCGACAATCCATTTTGTGCATTCTTTATTAAAGATGTATCGAGGCAAATTGAAACTATTGATTACGGAGAATTGTTTTAATGGATAAACTGTTTTCTGACAAATATGCTTCATTGCTTAATCAATTACATAATAAGAAACCACATTTTGGAGACTCCGGTAGGTACAAAGGTTTAACCAAGTGGATGCAAAAACACAATGCCAAGACTGCAATCGATTATGGTTGTGGAAAAGGTTTTGTAATGGAAAGTGTAAAACAAGACTTGCCAGGAGTTACAGTAATAGGATATGATCCAGGTATGCCAAACTTTGCTTCAATACCGACAGAAGCAGTTGATGTTGTTTATTGTACTGATGTGCTTGAACATATTGAACCAGACATGATTGATAATGTTTTAAAACATATTCATAGTTTGTTTAATAAGTCTGCTTGGTTTGTTATTGATACTGTGCCTGCTAAGAAACACTTACCCGACGGACGTAATGCACACCTAATTATTGAAAATCAAGAATGGTGGACAAATAAAATAAAAGAAAATATGCCAGGTATTAAGTTTGATGAGAACTGGTTTAGTAAACGTAGAATTGTAATGGAACTTGTGAAAGATGGAACGAATTGATATTAGTCCACACTTAGTATACAAAGTACACTGTCCTTTAGACTTGTCTGCAATAGCAGAACGAGGTGCTAAACTGTTAGACACTATTCATGATTCAGGTGAAGTAGAACAACAAGGTGGCATAACAAGTACGGGACATTTAGATGCTCCTCATATGTGGCCTGAAACACAGATACTTAACAACTGGTTACGAGCAAAAGCAGAACACGTTCTTAAAGAATGGAATATTAATTTTAATAGTTTTGGTGTAACTAAAAGTTGGGTAAACAGTCATTATAACGGTGCTTGGACTGATGCACACGATCATGGGGATAGCCATTTAGTATGTTCTGTCTATCTTCAACAACCCGACTACGGCGGAAACTTAGAGTTTGAGAATCAAGGTCGTCAACTGTTTGCGGGTTATCCACGCTTTGCCCAGAACAAATCAAAACTACATAATTACTTTACAGAGGTAGAAGTAAAACAAGGAGATGTTGTTTTCTTTCCTGGTTGGTTAAGTCATAGAAGTCAACCTAATGAATCCTTAAACAGAAGAATTGTTATGGGGATGAATTGGCATTGTGCATTACAACGCCCACAACAAAAAGATAACGATCATATAACGAGGCAAGATGTTTAATATTTGGAATAAACCATCAACTATTATATTAGATTGTTTTACTGATCAACGAGTTATCCACGATGCATATGAACCAGTACTTGCTAAAGATTGGATGCCAGATTGGTGGAAGAAGATGCCTGCCACACGTAAATTTGACAGCAGAACATATCAAGGACTAGACAATGCTACACTAAAACGTTGTCCACACGTTAATCAATTGTTAACAACAGGAGTAATTTTTCCTGCTTGGATGCAATTACGCATTAAAACTTTTGACCAACCTGATCAAGCAATGGTGCAAACATATCCCGAGAACAGTCCTGTTATTCCGCATGATCCTCAAGACTACGCACATCACAAGCCAAATATGTTTCACGGCAAAGTTATGAGTCCTTGGCAAATTAGAGATAAGAGCGGAATCGATTGGATGTGGATGGCTCCACAATGGCATCAAACTAATCCATTAGAATATTGGACTGTACCAGCAATAACAGAATTCAAATATCAACACGCCTCACTAGTAAACATTATGGTTCCGTTTAATACTGAACTAAAAGTTGAACCTGGCGATCCGTGGTTACATTTAGTTCCACTGTCTGATAAAAGAATAAAAATAAAAACTCATCTTGTAACAAGCCAAGAACTAGGGAAACTTAATAGCCTAATGATGGGTGTTGGTAGTTACTCGAAATTTATTACACGTATGAAGAGGAAAGGCAAATGACTATGAAAGCAGGAAAAATTTGGGGACAAACAGAATTAATTCATGCAAACGGTGTGCTAGAATTTCACCGTATTGAATACAAAGCAGGATATAAATGTTCAGAACATGAACACAAATATAAATGGAACGGATTCTTTGTTGAATCGGGCAAGATGCTTGTCCGTGTTTGGCAAGATGACCAAGACGGATTAGTTGATGAAACTATTCTTGGTCCAGGGGAGTTCACGCAAGTGAAACCCGGAAAAGTCCACCAGTTTGAAGGTTTAGAAGATGGAGTCGCTTTTGAACTTTACTGGGCGGAATTTAATCACGATGATATCGTGCGTAGAACAGTCGGCTCCGAAGTAAAGAAAAGGAAGTAACATATGTTTACAAAACTACTAGACGGTGTGGATAAAGCACTAGCAACTAAACTAGTAATCTTACACACATTAGTAATTGCAGTCAGTAATTACTTGGTAACAATTAGATTTGATTTATTCCCAGGCGCAGAATTGCCTTTGTTTGGATCATTTCCACTAGCGGCGGCGGCGTTTACGTTTCCGATCGTAGTTGTTGCAACCGACCTTACAGTACGTATGGTTGGAAAGGAAGCAGGCCGTGCAGTTGTAGCAATGGCTATTCTACCTGCGATCATTGCATCAGTGCTTGTTCTATTAGCACTAGGTGATGAACACGCATACAGAGTAGGTATCGCTTCGGGTACTGCCTATGCAGTTGGAACTATGCTTGACGTATATGTGTTCCAACATATCCGTGAGAAGTACACAGAAATGTGGTGGGCGGCACCAGCAATTTCAACTATTGCCGCAAACATTATTGACACATATACATTCTTCTACACTGCGTTTTATCCAGCACCCTGGGTACATGGCGTAGCATTTAACAACACATTAACTAAAATTGTTGTAGGATTAATTGTATTCCTACCTGCATATGGTGTATTGTTAAGTTACCTAAAAGGTAAAATGAATGTCAAAGGTCAAGGGTAAACTTATTCCAGGCCAGGCATTGATATACGAGCGTGCCGACGGTATTGTGTACGCTCGATATAGAGATCCGCCCTTTAATAAATTACCTAGATGGATTGTTGGAGGAGTCCCTGAAAAAGGGCTCTTCCACAATCAACAAGAATTAGAGAAGTTATTAAAAGTTGCAGAAAGGGTACCAACACTTCAAAAGGCACTTGACAAAGTTGCTTTAATATGGTATACTATAAAAGATGATGAGAGATCCGAACAAAATATTTGAAATTGAAAAACCATTTCCTGATTGGATGGTGCAGTACATTGAAGACCAAACCAAAGATGTAAATTGGCAATTTGTAAGTGTACCTGAAGAACACGAGGAAGGGTTAAACTATAGAACGCCAGCATTGTTTACCAATGTAATGTTCTGTACCCAAAGCAACATACTTGATGATCATAAAGAACTTACAAAGTTATTGCACACTGCACTAACACGAGAAATTATTACTAATACAATTCCAGATGCACAAATTAATCAAGTAACAAGAACAAGATTAAATGGTACAGTTCAAGGAGTGTATTACGGTCCTCACAATGATGTTAGAAATGGACAACCAGGACTTTGGACGTTTGTGTACTATGTAAACGATGCAGACGGAGATACTATTTTCTTTTCAGACGAAGGCAAGACTGAAATGAAAAGAACAAAATATAAAAAAGGAAATGCAATCTTATTTCCTGCACATTATTGGCACACCATGGACGTGACAACTGTTCCATTACGTGTTAGTATAGGTATGACATATTCAATAGAGACAAAATTAAATGCAGAATAAATTACCTTTAAAAGATGTACTTGCGGCAATTGACATGGGTGCTAAAGAAGTTTGGGATGAACTATCTGATGAACATCGTAAACAAGTTTCGTTTTATTTGTTAAACAGATATGCAAGTGTAGTAAAAGGTAAACGTGAAGCACAAGAACTTGCTGTGTTTAAAACAAATGAATACTACAACAAACATTATTTTACACTAGCCAAACATCAAAAACTTATGTGGCAACTATTGTGTATGACGCAAAGTGCTGAAAAGAAAATTAACTATCACGAGTGGATTGGCTATAAGAAAAAAGGCACAGACAATAATAGTAAGATGGGAAAAGAACTTGAAAGAATTTTTCCTAATATGAAAACCGATGAAATTGCAATGCTTACTAAGTTGAATACTAAAAAAGAAATTGAAAAGTATGTAGAGGAATTCAATGGCAAAAACTAAAGGAACAAGACTGTTTACATTTGGTTGTAGTCTAACTAGATATCATTGGCCAACTTGGGCAGATATCCTAGGACAAAGTTTTGAAGAGTTTTACAACTGGGGTAACCGAGGTGCAGGTAATAGACAAATACTCGAACGTTTTTCAGAAGCAGTTGCTAAGAATGCATTCCTACCCGATGATGTAATTATTATTCAATGGACAGACTATCATAGGTTTGACTATCATATGTGGAATCCTGAAGCACACGAAACTTGGTATCCAGGCGGTGGTCTCTTTAGTAACACAGAACAAGACCCAACTAAAGGACTTGTAATTAGTAAACTGTGGAATGAACAAAGTTATCAAATGCACAGTTTAAATTTTATTCAAGCAGGTGTGGCACTAGCAAGAACAACAAGATGCAGAGTATATATGACGTTTGCACACGATCTACGTCCTGATTTTAACACAGGCGAATTCCAAGGATACAAAAAGATGATGCAAAATTCTTTTTGGTTGCCTGGAGATATGTATAGTTGGCTCATAGTAAATCATGATAAACGTTTAAGTTTCCAAGGTGCAGATATGGGTAACCTTAGTGATGAACCTCAGATCGATCATCACCCAACTCCAATTATGTATTATCATTGGTTGAAAGAAAGAATTAGCACAAGGCTTAATCTGCAAATAGATAAAGACTTTGCAACAAAAATGCAACACGCATTAGAGAATACAAAGATATACAACGACATCGGTGAGTCTATTTTAAATGCGGGTTACGATACAAACAAACATTACGTTAGGGGTTATTAATGACAAAGCCATACGTTTGTCAATACTGTAACACAGGATATACAAGAGAAAAAACTCTTGCTGTGCATATGTGTGAGCAAAAACGTAGAGCATTGCAAAAGAACGAAAAGCACGTTCAATTAGGTTTCTATGCATTTGAACGATTTTATCAACTGTGTCAAAATCTACAAGGATCAAAAACATATGAAGAATTTTGCAAATCACCTTACTATAATGCTTTTGTTAAGTTTGGTTCCTTTGTTTCAAATGTACGACCTCTATATCCAGAAAAGTATGTTGACTATGTGGTCACTTCAGGGGTCAAACTTGACCACTGGTGCAGAGATGAATTATACGAAAAGTACGCACTCGAACTTATTAAAAAAGAAGGCGTTGAAACAGCAGTAGAGCGTTCTATCAAAACTATGATGGATTGGGCTGATGCAAACAATGCTCCGTGGACACACTACTTTCGGTACGCTAGTTTAAATAGAATAACCCAACAACTTAAAGACGGTAAGATAAGTCCTTGGCTAGTACTCAATTCCAAAACCGGAAAAGAAATGTTATCAAAGTTCAGCGATGAACAATTAGAAATAGTATATCCTGTAGTCGATCCCCAACACTGGGCAATGCGTTTTAAAAGATCACCTGCTGATGTAGAATTGGTAAAAGAAATTGCTGAAAAGGCTGGAATTTAATTTGACTTTAGATTTTAAAATGTGTATAATGTAATTATGGAAATAGATAGAGAAAAATATAAAGTAACATCAAATCATATAGGTCCAGACGGCGAAAGTGTTGATAGACTTTATGGCGGCGGCGCTGGAACTAATTCTTTAAGAGTTGTTAATAGAGATTACACAGAGTATAAAGGTAATATTAAAAAAGTTAGTATTATTAAAAAAGATATGAGTGGTAATAACTTTAGAAGTCATGTTTACAAAACAGATGACAATAGATGGTTTGATCGTTGCGGATTACCAATCGCCAAACCAACCAATGTTAAAGAGGAGGACGAAGATGTTACACAAGATTAGTCAGTTTTGTGATAAGATAGATTCGATTAAAAAAGACGCAGACAAACTACGAGAATACAAGTACGGTGAGAACAAAAGAACTAATCAAGAGATTGATAATTTAATTGCACAAATACAAGCAGACTGTTATCTAGTATCTCAAGATAAAAGTACATACCCAAAAGAAAAATAATGCCTGATATTGATATAGATTTTGCAGACAGAGATGTAATACTTGATAAACTAAAACATCGAGTAGCAAAACTTTCTACGGGTAAAAAACATAACACCGGAATTTATGTTACTGAAATTCCACACAATCCGGTTGACAACATATCAACTATCGACTATGAAACAGCAGAGGATAGAGGCTACTTTAAACTAGATTTTCTTAATGTTTCGATATATACTGATATAAGAGACGAACAGCATCTCTTATCACTAATGAAGAAAGAGCCACTATGGGAATTACTCACGCACAAAGAATTCAGCGACAAATTATTTCACGTCGCAGGACACTCTACCGTCCTACAACAGATGAAGCCGACAACTATAGAACAACTAGCCGCAGTCCTAGCGATGATCAGACCCGCCAAACGTTATCTGATTGGGAAAGAATGGACTTTGGTGATGAAAGAGATTTGGACTAAACCTTCGGACGACGAGTATTACTTTAAGAAAGCACACGCAATGGCTTATGCTGTTGGTGTAGTTGTACACATGAATTTGTTATGTGAGCAACTTAACGAGGCTTCCTAATCAGTTGGACCGAACGTCTTTTTACTCTTTTAACGGATAAGTTTTTTAAATTTACACAAGGACCGTGTATTACTTTTACATCTTTACTGTTCATGTTTACCATGCAGTATCTAAATGATTCCATCTCATGCCTTAAAAAGATATTAATAGGAATCATTCGATTTGATTCCCACCACCAAACTTCTCCTAAACTTAGGAATATGTCCTGATGCTCTTTAGTTACTATGTCTGAGTAGACATACATACTTGTGATGAAATTATCTTGGTTGTTGATGATCCCGACATACTCCTGGCCACCGTATGTAACCACGCTTAAGAACGGGAATTTTTCTTCAATGTCTTTTCTTAGCATAACTCGATATTAATAAATATGTGTAAGGGAAATTAAAAAAATATGCAACTTACACCCAGATATTTAGTCAATAACAAAACCATTCTCGTAGCAGATTTGGCTACGGGTGTTGCAACGGAGTATAGACCAGTGTACGCAAAAAATTTACAAGTATATCGAGGTATCGACAATGTCCTTACTTTCGAAGTTAAAAACAATGATCAAAAGAAAGTAAGTATTCTTAATACTTACACACCTAAGTTTGTAGCCTTTGATTCAAACAATACAATGGTGCTTGAACTAACAGGAACTGTTACAGAAACTACTACGCCAAGCAAAGTAGGACAGTTCGAAGTTAAAGTTACAGCAAACGATGTATTAAATTTAAAAGATCAGTTCTTAACATATCACGTACACTTAATTAAAAACTCTGATGACACTGCTGTATTGACTTATGCAAATGCTCACTTTGAGGCTTGTGGAAATATTCAAATATCTAGTTGTGCATTCCCTGGACCTAAAGAGTCATACTCTGTACAATCATTTACTGAAAACAACAGCACTTGGTACAGTGAAAAAATTGATGCAGAGCCAGCACTAAATGGAAATGAAGCATTACACACTGCGGCTATCTACTCTACAGGATTTGACGGTGAAGTAACTATCCAAGCAAGTTTAGAAAATCAAAATCCAACTAATTGGGTAGACGTTGCTAATTTAACTCTTACTAGTCCAACAGAACCAATGTATGTAAACTTTAACGGAATCTACAGTTTCATTAGAGCCAAGTATACCAAAACCAATTCTGGAACAATTGATAAAGTTCTCGTCCGAAACTAGTTGACTTTACTTGCGACTTATACTATAATAATAGTATGAGCATCGTATCGGATACATTACATCTGCACCTACCAGCAAAACGTAAAACAACTCCAAGTGGTTGGACTAGTTTTAATGCACCCTGTTGTGTACACAACGGAGATAGTGCTGACAAACGTCAACGTGGCGGTTTGATTGCTAATGGCGATGGCGGTATTTCATATCATTGTTTTAACTGTGGATACAAAGCAAGTTGGACTCCGGGTAGACAGTTAAGTTATAAAATGCGTAAACTTCTACAATGGTTAGGAGTTCCAGATGATACTATTACTAAACTTGCACTACAATGTTTACAAATTGCAGAAGTTGGAAAAACAAATATACAAATCGAACTTCCAACATTTGAAACAAAACAACTTCCGAAAGATGCTAAACCTATAAACGAAAACACTCCATTAAATGTTATAGAATATTTACAAACACGTAATTTGTATCTAGAAGATTATAAATTTCACTGGAGTCCTGAATTCAAAGACAGAATCATTATTCCTTTTTATTACAAAGGGGATGTTGTAGGATATACCGCACGTAAGATTACAGACGGTAATCCGAAGTATCTAAGTGACCAACAACCTGGGTATGTGTTCAATATCGATGCTCAAACGTATGAACGCAAATACACAGTAGTTGTCGAAGGTCCGTTTGATGCTATTGCTGTAGAGGGTGTAGCCTTGCTTGGTAGCGAAATCAAAGACCAACAGGCTATGCTCCTTGACAGTTTAAATACAGTTAAAATAATTGTTCCAGATAGGGACGAAGCAGGTAGTAAAGTTATTGACGAAGCAATTGATTTGGGTTGGTCGGTTAGTATGCCTGAGTGGGAAGAGAGTATAAAAGATGTAAATGATGCTGTGCGAATGTATGGGAAAGTTTATACTTTATATTCAATTATAAAATCTGCAGAAAGCAGTGAATTAAAAATTAGACTTAGGAGTAAAAAATGGTTTGGTTAAAAACTTTATGGCAAAAGATTACAAAGCCATATACAGAATGGAAGGAGAAGAGACGTTTGAAAAAACGAATCGAGGAACTTAAAAAGAGAGATCCTTTTATATACAAATAAATGTTTATGAGTGAATTTAGACAAGGCATATTTAATTTATTAAAAAAGATCATTGGCGGTAGCAGTGTTATGCTAGCCGTCATTTATACCATTGGCCATATCGTAATTGCCATGGTTTGTAATAATTTTATCACGGGTGCTTCATTTGAATTGGCGGCAGTTGATGCCATTGTTGAACCCATGATTAACGGTGTGTGGTTTTATATACTACATAAATTATATAAAAAGTTTAAAGGTGTAGAATGATTCAATGGGGTATAGTAGGTAACAGTCACGATGCTAGTTTAGCAGTGTTTGATGACGACGATCTTAAATGGGCGGCACTAGCAAAAGACTTTAGTGGAGTTGCTAATGACCCACACCTAAACAGCGAAATTATAAAATATGCTCTCAACGGTTGGGGCGGTCCTGAAAAAGTAGTTTGGTATGAACGACCAACACTTAAATCTTTTAGGCAGTTACTAGCAGGCCAAGGTTTTCTATTTGAAGAAAACAATATTAAAAAATATCTAAGAAGATACATAGGATATCGTTTACCAATTGAGTATATGAATCATCACCATAGTCATGCCGCATATGGTTATTATACAAGTGGCTTTAGAGATGCTAGTATTATTTGTATTGACAGTATTGGTGAGTTTGAAACACTAACAATGTGGAAGGGCGATGGAGACAAGTTAATTAAAGTTAGTTCGCAAGGATATCCACATAGTTTAGGTTTGTGGTATAGTGCTATGACACAACGTTTAGGATTTATTCCTAATAAAGAAGAATACGAAGTTTCTAATCTTGCTAAGAACGGTGACTGGAGACGTTACTATGATTTCTTAAAAGATTACTTTTTTGAATTTGAAAGCAGACCATTCTGTATTGTAAAACTAAAAGAGAATTGTCATAGAGGATTAAAATGGTGGGCACCAGAAATTAAACAAGATGATCTAGTAGACCTTGCCGCGGCAACTCAAAAACTGTTTATGGATATTGTATTAAGGTTAACTACTAGTATGGCACTGCGTATGCCTAGCAAGAATCTAGTTGTTACTGGTGGGTGTGCGTTAAATAAAGGCGCAATGGATTATATTAGACCCAACTGGGACAATCTTTGGATACCCCCTAATCCAGGTGATCCTGGCTCATGTATTGGAGCAGTATTGGCTTCGGAAAAGAAACATATTGACTTTAATCCTAATGTATGGTATAATAGTAAGTAAAATAAGGGAACTAAATGGCAAAACAAAATAAAGACTACGGCTATGATGTACAGAAAGTATATCTAGAAATGATGTTGAGCGATGCCCAATCATTTGTGCGTTGTCAAAGTATCTTTGATAGTTCGTTGTTTGATAGAAAATTACAAGACGCCGCAGAATTTATTAACAAGTATGTAAGTGATCATAACGCATTACCTACACAAGATATGGTGAATGCAAGTTGTAAAACTGATTTGAAAATTCCTGAAGGTCTACGTGAAGAACACTATGATTGGTTACTACAAGAGTTTGAAACATTTACTAGACACAAAGGTTTGGAAAGAGCAATTCTTGAAAGTGCTAACTTACTTGAAGAAGGCAACTACGGTCCAGTTGAAGACAAAATTAAAAATGCAGTACAGGTAGGACTACAAAAAGATTTAGGTATTGATTACTTTGAAGACCCTAAAGGTAGACTACAAGGACTAAAAGACAACAACGGACAAGTAAGCACAGGTTGGGCAAGTTTAGATAGGAAACTGTTTGGCGGGTTCAACAGAGGTGAACTGAATATCTTTGCAGGTGGTTCTGGTGCAGGTAAATCTTTGTTCTTAGCAAACCTCGGTGTTAACTGGGCACTTGAAGGTATGAATGTTTGTTATCTAAGTTTTGAATTGAGTGAAGCACTTGTAGCAATGCGTATTGACAGTATGTTTACTGATACACCAACAAAAGAAATATTTAAGGATCTTGATGGTGTTGAAATGAAAGTTAAGATGCTTGGTAAGAAAACTGGCGCATTTCAAATTAAGTATATGCCAAGTGGTAAGACAGCAAATGATATTAGAAGTTATTTGAAAGAATATGAAATTAAAACAGGCAAGAAGATTGATGTATTACTTGTAGACTACTTAGATTTACTAATGCCTATTAGTAGAAAAGTATCGCCAAGCGATTTGTTTATTAAAGATAAGTTTGTATCTGAAGAATTGCGTAACCTTGCAATGGAAACACAAACTGTGTTTGTAACAGCGTCACAGTTGAACAGAGGTGCAGTTGAAGAAATTGAATTTGATCATTCACATATATCAGGTGGTTTGAGTAAGATTCAAACAGCAGACAACGTTATCGGTATCTTTACAAGTAGAGCAATGCGTGAGCGTGGACGTTATCAAATACAGTTAATGAAGACACGTTCATCAAGTGGTGTTGGCAGTAAGATTGATTTAGATTTTGATGTTGATAGTTTGCGTATTAGAGATCTTGAAGACGACGATGACAACAACTACAACACTGCTCCACAAGGTGGATCGAGTGTACTTGCAGGACTAAAAAGAACAAGTGCTGTTGAACAAGGTGAACCAACCGAACCAGATCAAGGTGTGCCTGTTAGAAAAGTAAGAGCAGAAACCGATTCAACTAAACTACGTGAATTCTTAGGCAATCTTGGCAATGAATAGTATACACGTAGTTGACAACGTATTTCCTGATTGGTTGTTAAAAACTATACAACATAGTATTAGCAATTTAAAAGAATGGGAATACGGTCGTGTACAAAGTGCATTCAACGAAGAATACGAAAACTATTACAACTGTGTACTATGGCACAAGAATTATCCTGAAGCAAAAGATCCTTTAAAAGGATTAACCAATACAATCGCTAGTTGCTTTGCACTAGAAGTTTTACCTAAAGTAGTTAAGTCTGCCACACAGAGTTTACAAATTGCCAGACTAAATGGAACTACTCCTGCTAGTACACAATACCCACACAGGGACTGTGATATGGGAGAAAACATTGATAATATGTATAGTATAGTTTGGTATCCGTTTGACAGCGACGGTGGTCTACGCTTTTGGGAAGATCAAATTGTTTTAGATAAACCGTCACAGGTTGTAGAATACAAAATAAACAGAGCCGTGGTATTTCCTAGTCATATTCCACACGCAGGATTAGCACCTACAGACTGGCCTATGCGAGTAAGCATAAACACAGTTTGGGCTCTTAATTAGATTCCTAGGGTAAAAAATACCCCCGTGCGACAGACGCCTTAAATGCATGAAAATCACCCCTAAATGGCTCTTATTTGCCGACTTAAGGAGTTTTGCTATACTTTGTATGTCTTAGGTATTTTTACACGGCGAGCACCGTTTTAACCGCTTTTAACACGCCTTTAATATACGTATATTAAATAGAGTTATGATAAAAGATTTTATAGGTGTATTCGAAAATCAACTCGATCCAGAATACTGTCAAACTGTTATTGATTACTATCATCAGCAGGAAGGCACACGAATACTAACACGCCAAACAGCAAACGAACGAGCACCAAAGATGAACAAGGACGGTTCGATGCTATATGACGAAGGCGAGTCTGGTACGTTTGCTCTTAGCATGAATAAATTGCTAGAGCCCTACTATAATGCACTACAGAACTGTGTGCTAGATTACACACAAGAATATGGTGTGTTTGAAAATCTTAATCCAATTCAAATATCACATTCAATAAAAATACAACACACTCGGCCTACAGAAGGTTATCATATTTGGCACTGTGAACACGCAAGTCGTGATACAGGCCAACGTGCTTTATTGGCTATGGCCTATCTGAATACTGTACAAGAAGGTGGCGAAACAGAGTTCTTATACCAAAGCAGACGTATACCTGCTACACAAGGAACTATTATGATTTGTCCGTCTGGCTTTACTCATACGCATAGAGGCAATCCTCCACTAAGTGGTGACAAGTATGCTATCACCACTTGGTTAGAGTTTACTCACTGATTACCAGTTATTGGTAGATTTAGTAGACTGATGTCCTAAGATTTTATCTTTGTTAGGACCATGCTTTACTACATATCCAGAAGTACCATTGGCATTTACTTCAACCTCTTGACGAGCCCTCCATAA